ACCTGCGATTTGCCGATTGTCGTCGTTTCTAAATAAGGCGAATCTGGAACGATTACGCAAGCCGGCGGAATGACTGCCTCTGGAGGCGATGAATACACAGAAGCCACCACGCCAGCTAGAGCAGTCGCAAGAGTGCCTCTGACGTTTGTCGCGATAGTTGTCGGTGTAGGCATCACATAGCCATTGTTGAGACGTCGATGTAATTACCTAATAAACCTATGACACGATTTTGCAGTGATCGACCCATTCGATATGGCGACGGCGTAAAATCCACGCCTTCAATCTGACCACCTGGAGCGACCACGCTCTGGAATATCTCAACGCTGACGATGGTGACCGCCTGTTCGACTGCGTCGGTATTCGCGTAAAGCGTGGCCGCGTCTGCCCCAGATAGATAAACTACGCCGCCAGGAATGACTGGACGGAATGTAATATCACTATTTGTTATAGCTGCCGTGAAGTAGAAATATGGAGCCGGATATGCGAAAGGTAAGTAAGGAAATGGATCATAATAATTTGAAGTTACTGTCAGTGTTCCGTTGAATGTAGCTGGAACGCAACCTGTAATCACAACACTTTGGCCGGCCACGAATGTGTTGGGCTTTTGTGTTATGTAATAGGCGACATTGTTTTGAAGATATACGGCGGCGACTGCATTTTGATTGGCAGTCAATAGCGGCAGAATTACCTGTTCAGCAGAATCGATAATTCCTTCAAGATAGGCGTCAGAATAAAGGGCGACAGAGACGCCAAGAACCGTCCGAAGGCTAGCTACGGTAATGATTGCTGGCATCTCTGTCTCCTTTATGTGAGCTGCTGGGCTAGATACGGGAGCGCACCTAGCCCATGATTGATTAGGTTAGGTTGAAGCGACGTAGGCCACCTGCGAAGGTCGCTTGCGCTGCGATGTAACCGTAGAGCATGATCTCAATTTCTCCAGTTGTTGGCACATTAGTGGCCAGCGTTAGAGCAGGAGATTCGAAGATTTCGATTGAACGTGGCTCGATGATGAAAGCTGATTCATCGATTGATGTGTTTACCATGTTGGCATCTACATAATAATCAAGACCAAGTACGTTTCCGCGAATTGATGTTGGATTAGCAGTACCGCCCGCATTCATGGCAGTTGGCTGAGCATTGTAAATTGGTCGCCCTGTTGTATCAGTCGCGCCGAGCAAAGTTGCCCAGATTGAAGTACCTGAAACGAATGATGTTGCAGTGCGCTTTGTTGCACTGTAAACGGCTGGTGATTCTGTTGATACGAATGAAATCAATCCGGCTGAATCAGCAGCAGTTGCAGTAGCTTGAGTTCCGCCAGCAGTAATCTGAGCAATTACATAAGCATCAGTTGCCTGAGCATACGCATCGCGAAGATTTGCCAACATAATTTCATAGAATGATGGATCTGATCTGTCGAGAAGCTCCACGCTGTAGCGTTGAAAGCCCATTTTCTTAATTACGGTCGCATTAACATAGGCTGAGGTAATCGCGGTTGTTCCTGTTGGATCTCCGCCTTCTGCCACTGTTGCAGCAGTTGAGTTCGCAGTAATCTTAGGAATCGACACTGTCATTCCATAGGTACTTAGAGGACGTGTTCCACCGCAAGCCTCGATGACTGGACGGTCTGCGTTTGTGTTTGTTGCTACGTCGCGAACATAAGACACTGGTGAGAACGCTGGATTTGTTGTGAATGAATCGTCAGCAGCTTTTACATATTGACGAGAATCTTCGTTGCCTAGCGTTGCCTTGATTGAGTGTTCTAAATATGATCCACCAGTTGTAATTGGTGAACGTGGTGACGTGAAATAGAGCGGACGAGCTGCCTCGGCCTGTACGACTTTGGAAGCCTCAACCGTTTCGGCTGGTGCTTCTGTAACGGTTGGAGTTGTTTCCACTTCGTTTTCTCCTTTGGTAGTTTGTTCTTCTGTTTCCACGACGGATTCAGAATCTTCTTGCTCACTAGCTGCTACTGCGACCTTCGCACTGGCGATGGCTGGATCTGTAACAAGTGAGACTTCTTTGAGCGCGCTTGCGCTAATAACTAAGACGCCATCGACGTTCTTATACTTTTCAGCCAGAACGCCGACACTAAAGCCGTCGCGTAATCCGGAAGATGCCTCGACCAGACTGTCGTTGCCTGCGGTCGTATTTCCGATAGCGAACGTCGCATCAATTCCATCATCGGTGACTTTGTAAGACTTTAAGAATCCGATTGGAGATTCACGGCGATGCTCAAGTAGTAATTTTGTCGTATTGCTAAAAGTTATGGAGCCAGGCTTGAACATAGTTGAGCCGGCTGATGTAGAGCCCTCTTCATTCCAGGTGACGATGCGTCCAGAGATTTCGCGCTTTGGAAAGTCCGTGGCCGTGACTTTGATTGAGAAATCTAGATTCATCGGAGTTGGCTTTGTTTCTTTCATCGGATCATTTCCTCTTCTAGTCGGATTTCATCGGAAGTAAGAGCTCCGATGTCGTAGAGAATCTTGTAAACGTCTGCGCGCTCTTTCGCTGATCCGCGCAAATAATCATCTAAATCAAATTTGACTTCTTGTGATGCTGGCACGAAATCATTAGCCATTCCAGTCATTGATAGACGTTCTTCAATGGCCGTCATAATCGGACGCAAAGAGAAGTCCAGCAAAGATTGACGTGCCAAAGTTGCGTTCGTGTAAGTCATACTAGATCCGGATTCTGCATCGACGTAATAAGCCGGAATGCCTGTAGCTCTGGCTAATTCTGTTGCGACGTAAGATCTAGCTTGATTGAGTTGTAGCTTCTCTGGGTCAAATCCAAGTGTCTGCAATTCGACATCGGCATTTAGAAAAGCAGTTGAACGATTGCGACGTGACTGCCCCCAAGATTCAAGAAGCTTGGCGATGCGATCTGCTGGAAGTGCAGTGCCGTTAGATTTTAAGACCATTGTTGGAACTGGCTCACGTGCGTACATAGTTGCAGCGCGTTCAAGCTCCGCACCGGCTTTTATTGTGCGACCAGCTCTGTTGAGAATGCCCTCGTCGTTTCCGTAAAACACTGCCAAGCTACCGACGCCTTCGTAGGGAACTGGTAGTTGATCTACGCAGTAATAGTCAATCTCTGTTCCCATTGCATTTGTTTTAATTGTGACGCGAGTTGGATCAATGCGTTCTGCGCTTCTGATGCGATACGTGTCTGCATAAATCTCAAGAATCTTAAGATAGCCGTAGCCGTAAAGCATTAAATCTTCTGCAAGCCAGGAATAGGTTGCAGATCCTGGAACACGTGGATCCGGTTGATTGATTACTTTCGGAGGAGATTCAACGCGTGCGCCGTCGGCTTTTGTGCGTACTTTAAGCGGAATCGATGACACACTTGACGAAATAATATTGCGAGCGCGAGCGCACGTTGGCACTGACATAAATTCAACGCGCGATGCAGTAATGCCGGCGACGCCGTAAAGATTGTAGAGAGAGCTAGTGACATTTACTGGAGCTAAAGAAGCTTCAATGTCGGAGGTCGCAGCCGGAGCCGCCGTCGTGATTGTGCGAGAGAATAGACCCATGCGTGAAGTCTAAGCCTCGTGTATACATCTAGCCGACCAGAATGTCTATCTCCATCTCTGGGCGTGTCGCAAAGTGTGTCGCCAGAGCCGAAGCGACTGCCGCGCACACTGCAACGCTGGAGGCGCGCCGACCGATAATCCAGCCGCCATCGCCCATTGGCAATCTGACTGCCGATAATATCTGCTTGGACAATTCTGCCTGTTTCCCGTGGATCAATCTCTTTGAGGTAATCGCACCGAGCAATTCATCGCAGCTCTGGCCATAAAGTGCGCCATCGATGTCAATGACCGGAATGCCGGCTGGCATAAGTCGCGCAGCTACCGCAGAGCTTGTCCTCTTGCTAAAAGCCACATATTCAAGCGGATACTTTCTAGCATAGGGCGCGATGTCGTTGGCGATGGCTTTATCGTCTAGCGAGATTGGATTGTGCCAGGTATGCAGAAGCTTGAGATTGAAAGTGTCGTCCGGATTCTTTTGAGCAGCTACTAACGCCCCGTCTCTACGATCTGGCGATAGGTCAAGGCCGAACCACGTCATCTTCTCGACATCTAGCTCAATCTCATCAGATCCACACTCCTCCCATTCCTTCACAGGAATCGCGCCGGAGATTGTATTGACCCATCGGCAGAGCACTTCCGTCTGGACGACATCTGGCGGATCATTGAGAACGGCGCGGATATTATCTTCGTGGATTGTGTGACCAAGCGCCGGATTGCTGGCGACCCAATTTTTTTCATCTTCAATCTTGTCCGAGAATGCCGACCATTCAAAATAAGCGATGTCGTCGTTACCACCAGCAGCCGAAGCCATACCGCGCTCGCGTAGCTGATTCAAGATTAAACTATGTTGATCTCCGGCATTCGAAAACGTCCAGAGCTGCGGATTCTTTGCCGCCATCATTGTGTATCTCATCGCTGACCAGGCTTCGGTGTCTTTGAGCTGACGGGTTTCGTCCATGTACACGGTTTCCGGTTTAGCAAATCCACGAGCTGCCGCATTAGCTGCTTTGACTACATATCGCGCACCGGACATCAGCTCAATCTCCTCGGATCCGTGAGCCCAGCGAATCTTCTTGACTTGCTTTGCCAGAGCTTCGTTGCTCTCGATAATGCTGACCACGTGCCGAAACGTCTCTAGCGATGTAGTCAGAACGTGCGCTGATCCAAGCTGAAGCGATTCTTGCCACAGGAAAAGGCGAGCCAGAATCGACATCTCCATAATCGTAGATTTTCCATTCTGACGAGCTGCAACGACCACGACCAGAGGCGCGTGCCAGCGTCCGTCCGGCTTAATCTTGAGCGCGTGTTCAAAGACGAACTTCTGCCACGGCATTAGATCAATGCCTATCTGAGAAGCGAAGTCAATGATTTCCAAGCCCTTAGACGGTAAATCGTTCAAGCGTGAGGAGATTCTAGGCGTTCCTGAGCCGATTAGACGCTTAGGTTCGGTACTGATTCCCTGTTCGACCCTGTTCAAGTCTGTAACGACCTGCAACGCCCGATTCTGCCCTGTTGTGGCTTTAGTCATGGCTAGTGCTCTCTTGTGTCGGTGAAAACGGAAAAGGAAGAGTCAGAGGTCCTTGCTACACCAAAAAACGGGCTCA